ACGGCTAGCGAAGAAAAAACCGAGCTTGAAAAGAAGCTGGGCGATGTGCAGCTAGAAACCGACCGCATTAAGATTATTCATAAGTTTAACGTACCTGAAAATTTGCAAGAGTTTGTAACCGGCAAAACGGTTGAAGACATGAGTAAACAGGCTGAAAAGCTGGCTGAAAATGTCAAAGGCGGCGGTGTACCAATCACCAAAACGCCAAAGCCTGAAAAGGGCGATAAAACAGACTCCGCGCAGATTGCTAGTAAACTATTTGGCAAGAAATCTGAAGACTAATATAAATCAGTAATGTGCTTAGGAGAAAATCATGGCTACATTAAAAACTACAGACCTTGACCTCGCCGCACACCAGGGCGAAACTTGGTCTAAAAATATTACTACAGGTGTTTTGGCTAAATTGGCAGTAGAAGCACCAGACATTAAAGTTGGTAAAACTGATCATTTCGTATTTACTGGCACACCAAAGGCTGAATTGGTTGGCGAAGGCGCAAATAAAAGCGCGGCTGACGACAAGCCAACTAAGGCTACCGTAAATACTTACAAGGTGCAGGTTACTTACCGCTTTAGCGATGAGGTGCAGTACGAAGATGAAGACTACCAAACGCAACTTATTGATGGCTTGGTAAAGAATATCTCTATTGCTTTAAGCCGCGCACTTGACTTGGTTGCTATTCACGGTATCAATCCAAAAACTGGTGAAGTAAGCTCGTCTGTTGTTAGCTATTTTGCTAAAGCCGGCAATAAGGTTGCACGTGTTGTTGCTACTGAAAAGCCTAATGAGGATATTGAAAATGCCGCAGCTAAATTACAAGAAGCTGGCTACACTGCAACAGGTGTTGGTTTTGACCCAGCATTTGCAGGCGAATTGGCTCGCGTAACTAATGCTAACGGCGTTAAGCTTTATCCAGAGCTAGGCCTTGGCTTTAACGTTGATAATTTCCAAGGCTTGATGGCAGCGTCTAGCGATACCGTCAGCGGCCGCCAGGAAATTACTAAGCCTCGTGTTAAGGGTATTATGGGTGATTTCCGCGCGTTTAAGTGGGGTGTCGCTCGATATGTTGGCTTGAAGTTAATCGAAGCTGGTGACCCAGATGGCGCTGGTGATTTGAACCGCACAAATGAGGTTGCAATCCGCGCTGAAAGCATTTTTGGTTACGCTATTTTTGATGAGAAAGCCTTCTCACTAGTTGAAAAAGCGGCTTACTAAAAAACGCCTAGAAAACTCGCCACAAAAGCCCCCTGTAGAGGGGCTTTTTGGTTTGGTCGTGGTATAATGATAATATGAAAAAGCCAATGCTATTTGTTAATGAAATTACAGGCGATATTGTGACTGTTAGAAGCAATCAGGAGGCTTTACGCTTGCCTAAAGAATATTACCGCCTTCAATTTACAAAGAACGAAGACGGTAAAGCAGTGGCACGGTTTAGAATACGCTCGATTGACGGCAAAGGTTACGCAACCGTTGATATTTCTGAAAATGAACTTGGTGAGGTGATTGATGGCAACGCAAGCACAAAGTGATTTTATCGCTGATTTGGCGGTCCGCAAGACTAAGGAATTCAAAGAAGTCAAAGAAATGCTGATTGCTAGCGGCATTGTTAGCGAAAATGCCGAAATGGTTAAGCACGCGCTAAGCATAGCCGATATCACAAACATTTTAACCGATTTGCAAGCCAGTCAGTTTATCGATTTACTAACTAAAGCTAAAGAACCTGTACGCGGCACCGCATACGCTGATAAACGCGTGAAGCGAACTATTAACATACTTGATGACATTAAAAGTACTATTGCTGATTGGGATTTTGAGTCATGAATTACGGCAAATTAACAGATACGATTATTAAGAAGGTTATGCTAGCCATAGCCTTGATAAATAACCCTGAAATCACACCAGAAGTGCGGCAATTTAACCTAGAAATTTTATTTAGAGAAGTGGGCAATGCAGTTTATGCGAAGATTTACGACATGAACGCTTTTGATTTTGGCATTGAACATACGATTGGTGAAGGAATGGACGACCGCTATTATGGGTTGGCTAAAAAAGCTAGCTATAGTGTGTCTACTGGTGACGTGGCTATTGCTGATCAAGTGCGTAATTTTATCAATCAATGCGGCGCGCAGGCACAACAGCACGCTATGACTAACGCACGCCAAAGCGGCCACTATCCGTCAGCAAGCCGCCGCACTGTCGGCGATACGTGCAAATGGTGCCGAAGTTTAGCCGCTGAAAATGTGGAAAACCCGCCTGCTGAATTTTTCCACAGACATGCCGGTTGTGATTGTCAGATTATCACTAAAGGCTATAAAAGCCGCAATGGATTATTGCAAAATTATGTGAAGCCTAAGGATCGCTAAATGATTGAGCTGATTTTAACCGGTAATATACCTAGCAAGAAAAACTCACGTGTTAATACTAGGTCAGGGAGGTCTTTTCCAAGCGCCGATTTTATGAGATGGCAATCAAGTGCCATTTGGCAGATTAAGCAACAGAAGCGTAAGCTATTTGTTAATCCAGTGCGGCTTGAAGTTGTTGTTTATTTTGGCACTAAGGTGCAGGCTGATTTAGACAACCGCGTTACCAGCATACTCGATATGCTAAAAGAGGCTATGGTAATTCAAGATGATAAATGGCAATATGTGCCAGAAATTTACGCCAAGGCAGAGTACCGCAAGAATAAGCCCGGTGCATTATTGCGGCTGATTGAGCTGGAATAATAAAGCCGCTTGTGGTATTATGTTGGCATGGGAAAGAATACGAACGATCAAGCTATTGCGCCAGTCATTGACGAAACTGTCAAGGCTGATACTAAAATTACAACTGATGTAAACGAGGCGACAGAAGCCGCTAACGAACCAACACCAGAAGTTGTTGAAGCGCCAGAAGTTGATGAACAAGCCGGCGATTTGGTAGAAGTTGTAGCGCTTAAGCCATTTTTTGACTTGCATGCTGAAGCTGACCGCAAAAACGGCGACAAGTTTTTGGTTACAGAAGCCCGCGCCGCTGAATTGCGCCAGGTTGGCGTTGTAAAGTAGCTTTATAGCTATAATTATTTATGTTATAATATAATCAATAATAATTACGCTAACGGTTGCGGCAAAACTGGTTTATAAAAAGGGAACTGTTGAAAATATGCAACCAACACAAGCACTTGATCCTCAAACCGCCCTCTACAAGGCTATTACCGCCACCGCTGAATATTTGCTGCAACAGCTAGACTGTAAATCGCAGCGCGCGCGCAGCAAATACGAATATTACGACGCCGACAATGAAATTACGGATTTTGGCATATCAGTACCTAAAAAAATGATGAACTCAAAGCCTGGCATTGGTTGGGCGAGCCGTGCGGTGAACACGCTAAGCGATCGCCTTAATTTCGATGGTTTTGCTGGTGATGAGTCAGGCATAAATGATTTGTTTGAACGTATTGGTGCAAGCCCTGTTATTAACGCAGCACGCCACGACAGCATTATTGCTGGTTGTGCTTTTATAGCTATAGCTGATGACGGTAGTGGTAAAAAGCTCATACCATTTACCGCATTGGAAGCTACAGGAATAATTGATGAAAATACAGGGCTTTTATCGATGGGCTTAGCAGTGACCCGCTGGTCGCTGCCAAACCCGCGCAAACGCAATTATTTAGCAGTGCCAGTTGACTATATCCTGTTTTTGCCGGAATTTACCGCAGTTTTTGAAGATGACACATTGTGCGACATTAAAGAAAATCCGACAAAACGATGTCTATTACATCCAATCACGCGAAAAAGAAGCGCTAACGCGCCGCTTGGTAGGTCGAAACTTACCAAATCCGCCCGCCGAATTATTCAGGAGGTTGCACGCGTAAAAAGGCGCTATGAAATCGCTAGCGAATTTTACAGCACGCCGCAACGATACATAAACGGCTTGGCTCAGGGCGCAGAAAAGGACAATAACCTAGATAGCGCTTTAGGCAAGGTTTGGGCGGTTACTAAAGATGATGACGGCGATAAGCCAGATATTGGACAGCTAGCGCAGATGAGTATTGACCAATTCAGCGGTCAGAAGAAGGACTTGGCACGCGATTTTTGCGCAGAAACAAGCCTAACGCTCCGCAACTTAGGCTATGAAACTGCAAACCCAACAAGCGCCGATAGCTTGACCGCAATGAGTGATGATTTATTATTAGAAGCTAAAAGCCTTCAGCGTGAAATGGGTGAACAAATTAAACAACTAGCTATTACGTTACGTATGTCAATTGATGGCATTGACACCGTGCCTGATAAACTTAAGAAGATTGTGCCAGCGTGGTCGCCAATTTTCCAAGTTGACCTTGGCGCAGCTGGTGATGCAGTTTATAAGCTATTTCAAGCAATGCCTGAGCTCATTGGAACGGTCCAGTCGTATCAAATGCTTGGTATTTCAGTGCGCGAAGCTGAACAGTTGCAGAAAATACGGCAGTCGTCTATTAATAGTCAATTTATGCAAGGAGGTGCTAAATGACGCGTGAACCATTTGCAACTACAGCTGATTTACAGGAATATTGGCGCACGCTAACACCTGACGAGATTAACCGCGCTAAAATTTTATTAACACTTGCAAGCGATCGCTTACGCATGATGGCACAACGCGCCGGTGTTGACCTTGATAAAAAAGTACAAGCTGATCCTGGTGGTGTTTATGCTAGCACGCTGAAATTTGCCGTGCTAGATGCGGTTAAACGTGCTATGCAAGCGCCGGCTGATTTGCCGCCAATCAATTCATACCAACAGACAGCTGGTCCATACAGCGAAAATATCGCCTATGCGAACCCTACAGGTGATTTGTATTTTAAGAAATCAGAATTGGCGCTACTTGGCATAAGCGGTGGTCAAAGCCTGAATAGCCTTAGCACAACGCCAAATAATAATCTTTACGGAGGTACTCAATAATGACAAAACGTGTGTTTAATATGGGTGGTGGCGCGCACAGTGACGCCGCATACACAGCATTTGAAAATGCAGCTTACGGTAGTTGCGTGGCAAACGCTACAAGCCTTGCGGTTAGCGCTGGTAGTGGTATGAGCGTACGTATTGCGGCCGGTGATGGTATTATTAGCACGCCAAGCTCAGGCAAACGTATTCAAAGTGATGCTATTGAAACGGTTACGATTAGCGCGGCTAACGCTACATATCCGCGCATTGACAGCGTGGTTGTGTATATTGATAGTGCCGTACAGCCAACCACGGCGGTTATTGATAACGTGAACGGCATATTGAAGTTTGCGGCAGTTGCCGGCACGCCAGCGGCAAGCCCAACCGCACCAACTGAGTCAATGATCCAAGCGGCAATTGGTGCTGGCAATAGGTATATGGTGCTGGCTGACGTAAAAGTGCCAAACGGCGCAACCAGCATGAACACGGCAACGTTTACTGACCGCCGCAAAGTCGCTACTATGATTGACAGTAGTAACTTGGCTAAAAAGGCGGTTAAAGCTGAAAATATAGATTTTACGAC